AATATTCGCTGAAATTATGGTTTTCATCTCTCCCATGATTACCCCAGTTCGGCTCTTAATAAATAATTAACTGAAAGAAATAGATCGGGAGGGCTAGAGTTGGGACTGCGCCCCAAATCCTGCCTATGACGGCCCAGATGTTCAAGACTAGGGTTCAAAATAATATATATACCTAGTAGTGTAAAAAGTAAAGCATGGCAGCAGCAAAAACCAAGAATTTTCAATTGACAATTCGCATAGACGCAGATCCTTCAGCAGACAACCAAGAAATCGACCTTTCGGATTATATCGACATCGCAGATAACGAGGCATTCGAATTACAAGATTGGGATGTTATGCTTGACCCTAACTCAGGTAGTTTAACGGATCTATTCCCTACTGCTGATTCAACATGTGTTTTCCAGTTAGCAGATTCTAACCTAGCATCATTTGTTTCAGACAATCAGAGAACTTCTCTAGGAGTTGCTAGAATCAGTTACAATGTAACCAACCTAACAACCGACAAGAATGTATCAATGTCTCATGACAATGACTTCTTCGAGAATCTAGTTGTTAGCAAGACTCTATGGGTTCGCAATGAATCTACTACTGGTACACTAACTCACACAATGACTCTTCGTGGAAGGATCGTTAAACCATCCGCTAAGGACTACATGGCACTTATTTTGACACAAACCGGACAGATTGCCGCTTGAGGTGACTGGAATGGTTAAAGTCGAAGGAACTCTTGACGAGTTGCGTGAACTGTTTGTCGAAGGTGCTAAGAAAGAAGCACGCAAACAAGCAAAAGAAGCCGGTGTGAAAGTTGTTCGTTCTGCTGCTAAGAAAACTCGTAAGGTTGCTAAGTCTGCTTGGCAGAAGTTTATCGGGCAAAAGAAGAATCAAATTAAATTTAAGTCTGGAAAGCGAAAGGGACAACTCGATCTCAAACGAATGGGAGTCGCTTACCGAAGAATGCAAAAGAAAAGGTGAGTAAATGCCAGATAGAGTATTCGATGTAGATTTCGGCCAAGTAGTTCAGAGCGCAAGTAGACCGGCAGGAGAATTTCAACCTGATGCAGATAGTTTTATTTTAGCAACTGATAACTCTACAATCTTAGAACAATCAAGAGGAAGAGTAGTTCTTTATCAAGAAATAGATCTAGAAGTATTAGTCAAAGAGAATAGAGTATTTGCACCATACGCAGTAGAAGTACAAAGACCTTGGACTGCTCCTTTAGGTTTTGATTTGAACCCATATGTTCCTACAAGATGTTATGAATATCTGTATGTGTTTAGTGCTCCTCTAGCTAACCAAGAAATTCCGACCACTGTTGGAGAATTTTTCAAAGATTTAGGTTTGGATTCTTCAATAGCAAATCGTGGATCTATTTCTGCAATTCCTGGGGGTAGACAAATTCCTGATAACTCTCAGTGCATATACGCTCAATCAACTGTTTCTGTTAACAATCTTAGCGTTGCTGCTAGCGTATGGAATGGACTGTTAACCTATGGTGATCCAACAACATTGCCGCCAGTAGCCCCAGACCCTTATGCCCCATTGCAATGTGGGGAGATGCAAGTTAGTGAAGTTAACAAGTGGGGTTCATTACCTGAGATAATTGGCCCTAAGTTGTATTGTTACAGGTTTATTGAATATCCATCTCAAGAATTGAGTGCTTCTGTCGTAGGCCCTGACAATCCAATAGTAAACAGTGATGGACTTATGCAAAGGAATCATTCTAGTTTATCCATTAAGATCATGTGCAGGGAAGTTGAACTATCAGATGGCGAATACATTATTCGTGCTGCTAATGCATACAACAATGCAAATGCAGACGATGTAAACGAATCGTGATTGTATGTCTACACTATACGGAATAAAGCCCAATCATTCCTATGGATCTGAATTTAACTTTGACAGAATATACGGAAGTTATTCTAGTTTCAAAACATTCGATATTAACTTCCTTAACTTGCCTGTGTATAGAGCAGATACTAAGCAAGAGTTCGTAATGGACTCATTCCTCTTAGTAGGATCATTCGTCACTGGCGGTACTTATGGCGGGCTTAAGTTTGCATTTAGTAAATTAGAATCAGACTAGCTAGTTTGAGGCTGACAATCAAAACACTCGTAATAGTCAGTATCTGGGTGCTCAGTAATGATCTGACTACACTCTTGTGACCAACAATAGCAATCACAAAGTCTGCATAAGACATAGACATCCATTACTCTTCCTCCTTAACTTCAGGGTACTTTGAGCGCATTATTTCTAAGTCGCCCCATGGTTGAGTTACTACTACTGCTAATACTTGATGATCATTAGTGATAACTACATGTCCTATTCTAATTCCACAATGAATGATTGGTAGGTGATGACTCATTCTTCTTCACCTACTGGATTGCTGTAGACTTGAATATCATAATCGGTTTGCTTTGCGTTTGTTGCGTCGATTGTTGCTGGTTTTATGTGGACAGCAAAGTGACAATATCTACAATACATATTTAGATCAGGATATTGAAAAACATGCGTCCCTGCTTTATGCCAATTTGTATAGTTAAACTCCATTACACATTCACACTTTGGGCATGTAGGATTGATCCATCCGTTCTTATCTATGGTTATCATGCGTTCAACTCCAAATATAATTGTCTCAAGTATTCTTTTGTTGTAGCAGTAATCTCTTCTCGATAAATCAATTCACTAATCAAATCTTTAGTAGATACATCTTCAATATTAAAGGCTGCTTTATCGGCTAAATATGCCCTCAAAGCCCTAGTGACTACACGACTCCTAGTTCCTTTCGTTTTCCCTTTTAGATCCGCCGCCAAACTGACGGGAATATTCGCTGAAATTATGGTTTTCATCTCTCCCATGATTACCCCAGTTCGGCTCTTAATAAATAATTAACTGAAAGAAATAGATCGGGAGGGCTAGAGTTGGGACTGCGCCCCAAATCCTGC